CCTGCCCTGCCTGCCTGCCCTGCCCGATCGCTGGCGCGCCGCGCGCCGTGCCCCCTGCTCGCCGGCGAGCGCGAGGCTGCAGCTGCCGCCCAGGCCGCGTGGAGCCGGGGGGAGGGGGGCCGGCGGTGGCCCGCGACGACCCCGATGGGGCCACGAACAAACTACATTATTTTTTTATAAATCCGCGCGCCCCGCAGCGGTATGGACGTCATGCGCTACCATGTGTATGCTCCCCTTCCCGTCTTCGGCCCGTACAGGAGAGCATTAGTATGCAGGCACCCCAGCGCCGGGCACAAGTCTTCTCGATGCCGCACATACCCCGCCCCCGGCTCAAGGCCACACAGAACGTCCTCGACGCAGTCTATGAAGCCGCACACGCAGGTCTCAGAGGCGACACACTGGCGCTCGCGGCTGGCCTCCTACCGGCAGAATACCGTGAATTGTCCGTTAGAGACGACCTCGTGGATCTCGCGATAGCAAAAGGCCGCGCAGACAGCGAAATGGAAGCCGCATCCGTCATAAACAAGGCCGTGAAGGCCGGCGATACCAGAATGGCCCTCGAAAAGCTCAAACATCAGCACGAATGGGCCGCAACCACCCGCATGGACGTCAGCGTATCCCAGGAAGTGTCCATCCTCGCGGCTCTCGAAGCCGCCGAGCTCAGAGTTCTGGAGTATAAGGAATGCCCCTAAAAAAAGGCTACAGCCGGGCTAGCATCGGCAAGAACATCAGACAAGAAAAGGCAGCCGGCCGCCCGAAAAAGCAGGCGATCGCAATCGCGCTTAATGTCGCTCGTAAAGCTAGGCGGAAAGCAAAGAAGTGACTAACGTGCCTGCACGTTAGCCACCCCCACCTGGAAAGTCAAGCTATGCCGAAGAAAAACCCTGTTTTTGACCCTGAAAGTGACGGATACGACTACGATACCGCAACAGCAGCCGGCATGAAGCCAGATCCGGCAACCAAGCATTGGTACTCACTCGCGCCGGTAAACCCCGACGCCCGTAAACAGCACGGTTTGCCGCAAGAGGCCCAAGTCGTGCTAAAAGGCCGTAACCACCCTTCATGGGTGAAGACTGTGTACGGGGAAGCTGAGCGCGGCAACATCATATTGCAGGTAGGCGGCAGATATTACTCTGTGCCGGCTGACTGGCACCCCTGACAATGCAACAGATGCAGTATGACGCCGCGAGCGAACAGGAGCTGATGACCCGTCTGTGGTCGCCGGCCGTAAAAGACGACCCGTTCAACTTCGTGCTCTACGCTTTCCCCTGGGGGAAGCCCGGCACGCCCCTCGCGCACGCAAAAGGCCCCCGCCGATGGCAGCGGGAGGTCTTGCAGGAGCTTACGGACCACATCAAATCCAACAAACCCCTCACTGACTACAAGCCGCTCAGATCGGCCGTTGCCAGCGGCAGGGGCGTCGGCAAGTCGGCTCTGGTTGCGTGGATTACCATCTGGATGCTGTCCACACGGGTCGGGGCCAGCGTCATTGTCTCGGCGAACAGTGAAAACCAGCTCAGAAGCGTTACCTGGGCGGAATTGACCAAATGGACCACCATGGCGGTAAACTCCCACTGGTTCGAGCCGAGCGCCACTCGCATTACGCCCGCAAAGTGGCTCACCACCCTCGTCGAGCGCGATATGAAGATTGGCACCCGCTATTGGGTCGCCGAAGGTAAGCTGTGGTCCGAAGAAAACCCGGATGCGTATGCAGGCCCCCACAACCCCCTTGGCATGCTGGTTATATTCGACGAGGCCAGCGGCATTCCCGACAGTATCTGGTCAGTGGCGGACGGGTTCTTCACGGAGAACACTCCCGACCGTTACCGGCTGGCGTTCAGCAACCCCCGCCGGAATAGCGGGTACTTCTACGAGTGTTTCAACGGTAAACGGGACTTCTGGGCGACCAGGCACATCGACGCGAGGACCGTCGAAGGCACTGATAAACAGGTCTACCAGCAGATAATCGATGAATACGGCTCCGACAGCGCGGAAGCCGCTGTGGAAGTCTATGGGCAGTTTCCTCAGACCGGCGACGGGCAGTTTATTGCCATCGATCATGTCGACGAGGCCATGGCCCGCGAACCTCATATTGACGACACTGCGCCTGTCATTATCGGCGTTGATCCAGCCCGGTTTGGCTCAGACGCCACTGTCATAGCCGTCAGACAGGGCCGGGATATAGTTGATATCCGCCGGCGCAGGGGTGACGATACCATGACGACAGTCGGCTACGTCATAGAAGTTATCGAGGAATACAGCCCCGCGATGGTGTGCATAGACGAGGGCGGCCTAGGTGCCGGGGTGGTCGACCGGCTGAAAGAACAGCGGTACAAGATACGAGGAGTCAATTTCGGCTGGAAGAGCAAAAAGCCGATGATGTACGGCAACAAGCGCGCCGAGATGTGGGGCGACATGCGTGAGTGGCTGAAATCCGCCAGCATCCCGACTGACAGGTTCCTGAAAGGCGACCTGGTTAGCCCGCTGGTTAAGCCAGACAGTAAGGGGGCCATGTTCCTCGAATCCAAGAAAGACATGAAATCTCGGGGCCTCGCTTCGCCGGACGCCGCTGACGCTATCGCGCTCACGTTCGCTTTTCCAATAGCCCGGCGCGGCCCCCGTGTTGACAGCCCCCTGCGGACTGCGTATTCCGGCCACGCGAGTGGCGCCTCGACCTCATGGCTAGGGAACTGAACTATTGCCCAGTAAGATCCGCCCCCACGCCCCGCGCATAGGTGTAGCTTATGCCGAGTAAGCCCGCAGCCGCAGCCGAGGAGAAACGTCTCGAAACGATGCGCAGCCGCCTGCAAATGGCGGAAAGCGCCCTTGGCGCCTCGCGCCAGTGTGAGGTGGGTGACCTGCGGTTCATGGCCGGCTCACCCGATAATAACTGGCAATGGCCCGACGACGTACTGTCTTCACGTGGGGCCGTGGCCGCATCTGGCGCGTCGCTGAACGCCCGGCCGACACTGACACTCAATAAACTGCCCCAGCACGTCAGGCAGGTCACGAACGAGCAGCGCCAGAACCGTCCGACAGGTAAGGTCATCCCCGTGGACGACAAGGCCGACGTCAAGGTAGCACTGCTATACGACGGCATTATCCGTCACATCGAGTACATTTCGGACGCTGATGTCGCCTACGACACCGCCTGCGAGAACCAGGTAATCTACGGCGAAGGATATGTCCGCCTCCTGACTGAATACTGCCGTGAGGACAGTTTCGACCTCGACGTCAAGATTGCACGGATACGCAACTCGTTCTCGGTCTACATGGACCCCTCCATACAAGACCCGTGCGGGGCCGACGCCGAATGGTGCTTCGTTACCGAAGACGTCTCCAGAAGTGATTACGAACGCGACTTTCCCGACGCCCAGCCTATATCCTCCCTGGTGGCGCAGGGCGTCGGGGATCCCGGTCTCGGTGCTTGGCTGAGCGAAGAGACTGTCCGCATCGCTGAGTACTTCTACTATGATTACGACAACACAACCCTGAATCTTTACCCCGGCAACCAGACGGCTTTCGATGGCACGGACGAGGACACCTATCTGCGCGAAAACTTCGGCGAACCCGCCCGACGCCGGAAGGTCAACCGCAAGAAGGTCATGTGGGTCAAAACCAACGGCTACGAGGAACTGTCCAGCCGCGAATGGCCGGGCAAGTACATCCCTGTGGTTCGTATCGTCGGCAATGAGTTCGAGGTCGAGGGTGAAATGCATATCTCCGGCATCGTGCGCAACGCCAAAGACGCGCAGCGTATGTACAACTACTGGACGAGCCAGGAAGCCGAGATGCTGGCACTCTCGCCCAAGGCACCTTTCATTGGCTACGGCGGGCAGTTCGAGGGCTACGAGACGCAGTGGAAGACAGCCAATACGAACAACTGGCCGTATCTCGAAGTCAACCCCGACGTCATGGACGGCAGCGGCTCGCCCCTGCCGCTACCGCAACGCGCCATGCCGCCGTTGGCCCAGGCCGGGCTCATACAAGCCAAGGTAGGCGCCGCCGAAGACCTCAAGGGTACGACCGGGCAGTATGACGCCAGCCTTGGTATGCGGAGCAACGAGCGATCGGGCAAAGCCATCCTTGCGCGGGAGAGGCAGGGCGACACCGGCACCTACCATTACGTCGACAACTACGCACGCGGCGTGCGCTACGTCACCCGCCAACTCGTCGATATTATCCCGCGTATCTACGACACCCAGCGCATCGCCCGGATTATTGGTGTGGGCGACGAAATCGAGATGGCCCAGATAGACCCGCGACAGGAAGAGCCAATCCGCGAGATAAAGGACGATATGGGGGCGGTAATCGCGACGATCTACAACCCCGGCGTCGGCACGTATGATGTCATGGTCACCACTGGGCCGGGCTATATGACCAAACGCCAGGAAGCACTGGAAAACATGTCCATGCTGCTCCAGACCAATACCGAGCTGTGGAGCGTGTTCGGCGACCTGTTCGTCAAGAACATGGATTGGCCGGGCGCGACCGGTATCGCGGAACGTCTCGAAAGGCACATCGCGCAGGTTAACCCCAGCGTGCTAAGCGACGACGACGAAGATCCCCAGCTCAAGCAGGCCATGCAGATGATCGAGGCGTTGCAGGGTGAGTTGGAGCAGGCGACCGGCATGATCGAGAACGTGGGCAAGTCGTTCGAGAGCCAAGAACTCAAGCTCAAGAAGTACGAAGCC